GATGGTTCCGTAGCTCAGTTGGATTAGAGCAACAGCCTTCTAAGCTGTGGGTCTTGGGTTCGAACCCCAACGGAATCACCTCTTGAAAAAGTACCTATAACACTGGTTTTTAGGTACTTTTTCTTTTTCAACTCCCCAGCCGTTACGCTATTCGGGAATAAAAAAAACACTTATTTCGTCCAAATTTGGACCGCTAAGCAAGTTTTTTCTATTCGTTTTAAGAATTAAGTATAATGGCAACAATCAAACTCGCAGTGCTCAAGCACACAAAATCAAAAGATGGTTCATACAAGATTCGTATTTCCATTGGTCACAGATCCGAAACTCATTACATCGTTACACCTTATTCTGTTAATGCTCTTTCAGAGTTCGATAACGGAATAGTGGTAAGAGTTCCTAACGCACATGAAATTAATATTAAGCTCCGTAATCTCCTTAATGACTATGAAGAGAGATTAGAGCGTATTGACTCTCCAGAAGATTATACCTGCAAGGAACTTCGGGACCTTCTAAAGTCGATGCGTACTCATTCCTCAAAGATTACATTTAAGCAAGTATCAGAACAATATCAGAAGGAACTCATCGAGGACGGTCGAGGCTCTTATGCTGGCATGCTTCAAAACTCGTTGAGGCTCTTCTTTGAATTTACAGGCGGTGATGTTTTTCTTTCTGAAATTAGTACTATTACTATATCAGAGTTCGAACGTTGGCTAAAACGAAAAGGGGTGTCACAAACATACATCAGTATGACCCTTTCAATGACCCGTACAATCGTTAATCGTGCCATAAGAATGCAACTCGTAACCTATAGCGTACACCCCTTTACATATTGGAAACGACCAGCAGACCCAGAACGTGAGCTTGATATATCAGTAGAAGACGTGCGAGCTATCAGAGACGCACAACCACGGTTAAAAAAACAGAGGATCGCTCGTGACATCTTTATGCTCTCCTATTATCTCGGAGGCATCAACCTTATAGACCTTCTCGAGATAGATTTTCGGGGCGTATCTGTTCTTGAATATACTCGACATAAGTCCCGTAACATGAAACTATCCGATAAACGTATTTCTTTCACTCTCCAGCCGGAGGCGAAGGAACTAATTAGTAAATGGATGAATCGTAATACTGGCAGGCTTGATTTCGGTTATAAATTCTCTTATAAGAATTTTCTCGCCTATGTCACTCGCTCAATAAAGAGCCTCGCAAAGGATATCGATATACAAGATTACCGAAAAGTATGCTATTATACAGCACGAAAATCATTTGTTCAGCATGGTTTCGACCTCGGTATTAGCCTCGAAGTATTAGAGTATTGTATCGGACAATCTGTAAAGAACAACCGACCGATATTTAACTACTTAAAGATAATGAGAAAGCATGCCGACGTTGCTTTCCGTCAAATACTCGATAATCTTGCAGGTATATAAGTTACCACAGAAAAGAATTGGACGCCGTAAAAACGAAAACTGATAATAATAAGATGGTGCGATACTCTTCCTGTACCACACCATCTATAAACTATCGTCTTAACCTAATATATAGATACCCAATTAACCACGCAACACCAGCAATAGCGAAGGTAACGAATGAAATCTTTTTCTGATACCATTTTTTCTTTTCTTTAGGTGCTTTTTTAAGCTCTTTAGTATCGGTGTTCTCCTTATACTTATAGACTACCTTCTGAATGGTATCTGTACGCACTCGCCACCTGTCCTTATAATACTCACGTGTGACAAAAACGGTATCTGTGCCTGTAATAGTATCGTGCTTGGTCAGTATAACCGTTTTCTCACGTTCTGAGATACTATCTTGCACGTACCTTGTCACAATGCTGTCACGTGTCTGGAAGATGCTATCGTGAATAGTCCTTACCTCCACAACCTTTTGCGTTCTACACCCTGCAAATGTAAGCAGAGCGAGAATGCCAACGAAAAACATTAATACTTTCTTTCCCATATTTCTGATATTATAAGTTAGCGTACTCTGTCTTCACGTCGAAGCAAGGGCAAACCTTCATCCATTCGTTAGATGTTATCTTTCCATCTTTATTCAAGTCTGGAGAGAAATCACGATGTCCCTGAATAACCGCTGTAGGGTACTTCTTATGAAGCATCTTCAGTAGCGATCGCAGGCTTGCTTTCTGCTCATCTGTTCTGTTGTCTATTGGTTTTCCAGTTCTGTCTATGCCACCAATATAAGCGACATTGATAGTTACTGAGTTGTAACCTCTTACACCGTTACTCACTTTTTCTTCTTCGAGTAGTTGGGTAATCTTGCCGTCTGGAGATACCACATAATGATATCCTGGATTAACCCAGCCCTTTCGTTTGAATTCTTGCTTTAAGCCTTCAATCGTCTGTGACTGATAGCTTGCGGTGCAATGAACCGCTATATACTTAATTGTTCTCATTCCTCATTCTCCTTTCTTTTTGCTCCCCAAGAGCTGTGACTTACCTTGTCGTTATTCTCTTGTACCTTCGTCATTGCAGCGGTGAGCAGCTCTATCCATTCGTCACGTGTTAAGATATGCTTTGCGAGTCTTTCCGCCCTGCTTAGTTCGCTATGTATCTTCTCGTCTGCCTTCTCTCGCACCGATAAGCCTTCAACGGCACAGAAGAATATCGCTAACACAAACGACATTACAGGAACACCATGTAAAACACTTACTCCGAACAGCTGGAAGCCGTGACAAAGAAAGAAACACACGTCAATCAATGCTGCAATACACATTCCTCCCTCGTAGAGTACGAACTTGTACGCACTTCGCTTTAAGCTATCCGAGCGTCTTTTCTCTCCTCGAAGTCTTGATTTATGCAATCCTACAAGCAAGTCAATAGACATTGCCACGAAAACAACGAAAAAAGCTACTACAACTAACCTCAATAGAGGTGCTAAAATTAAAATCAGTTCTACCATAGTTACATTAACTTAATTATCATTATGTTAGCACCAGCATCTGATGAGCATTCCGCCCATCAGATGCTTGTACCGATTGCTTGATTTTAAATTACATAATCTACAAGTCAAAAGGATAATATAAACGCATAAGTTCGTTGGCAATATATTTGCCCCATAGCTTATACCCTACAGCATTAGGGTGTACAGCATCGGACCTTAGAACTTTCTTGTACTTAGCAGAGTATCCCGAGTTCCCAATTGCGTCTATAAATGGAATTGAATAAAAATCGCATATCTCTTTTAACGAATTATTCATTGCATTATACTCGATTCGACCCATAAAGCCATTATCTGACGCTGGAACAGAAATAACAAATATTCTACAATTAGGGTTCTTCCATCTTATCCACTCTATTACCATTGCTATGTTACCATAATAGCTTATTGGGAATAGTTTGGAAAAATACTCCTCTTTGTTCGTTATAACCGCCTGTTTAACAGTACCATTACCATTAATATAATTGTATGGAGAAGAAGACGATACACTATCGGGAATATCGTACACAGATATGTTTGGAATGTCAGCAATACTACCTGTTGACTTATAATCATTAGTTCCTATCTGAATAGTTACCGCATCATACTTAGAAAAATCATTATCAACAGTTTTATCACTTGTGTCTGCACCGTTAATAGCGTGTTCATACATAAGATTAGGGGTCTCTCTCTGTAATCCTGTAACCTTTAGGGCAAGCCCAAACGATGTCAGACTAACTATGCCACTGTTTTTCGCTACATTAAGATACATAGCTTTCTTAACATACTCACACCAACCTCCGTAAGTTATAGAATCTCCAAGAAACTGAAAATTTCTCTGGTATCCATAATTTGGTCGAGCAATTGCTTTCGAATTGTCAAATCCATTTCTCAGTGGAACACCATTTATTTTTTCAACTTCCAATTTAAAAGGCTTGTATGAGGTGGAATAAAGTCCTTCTTCAATCTGAATAGTGTCTACTGGCACTTCAATGTTCTGATACTTTGTTTGCAAAACAAAGTAAAGTTCATCAATTTTTATCGTTAAGTCTTTGTCTGTAGGTGTTTCAAAAACGAACTCACCAACAGACATACTCTTTGCTATATATAAGCTATTTGACAAAAAGTGAGTTTGTCGCGAAAGCCAGTTGCTCTCCTTGGCAAAATCTGATGTCTGTAGGTTACGAAAAACACCATCTTTTTTGTAAATTAGAGCTGTTACCGCCTGGCCATCTCCAAGTGTTGATTTATTGTTATAACCGCTTACGGCATAAGTTTTACCCTTTGTCACGAGAACTCTATATGTTACGTTATCGTTTAGATTGGTATACTTATATCTCTGACCGTAGTCAAGGCCTATGTCTTTTTGTGCGTTATCTTTGTCAAAAAGGTTTTTTGACGAAAGGCCTATATCGTTACATGCAACATCACTTTTCTTCTCAACCGAGAAAGAAATAGATGATGGCACTACTGGCGCCGTAAGTCCATATCCACCTGTTGAATATTCTACATACATAAATTTAACACCTTCGTCAATATTTATGCTTTTTTCTTCGCCATCTCCAAGTGTATATATATCAGGAAACCCTAATGCGTAGTCTGGATAAGAATCCTTTGTCGTATCATTGCTTGCTAACAGGGCGAATTTGCTTTTTTCGCCTCTTGATGAAGTGGTTCCAGCAATAGTTATTTTTTTTGCACCGTCGGGGACTTGTACTATAAGGCATCTTTGCCACTTAGAATCACTATTTGCAAAGATTTCTCCCCATTTTCTGTCCGCTCGCAATCCTCCAGATAATGTTTTACCAAGAGATAGGTCTGCATTGATAGTTGTTAATGTGTTTTTAACATTCTCGAAAGAACCAACCTCGCTCCACTTCTCAACAGAAGTTGTCCAATCTTTCGCTCGACAACTCCAAGAAACATAATCATCTGTATCTCGATTAATGAATCTAATAGTTAATCCACCTTTTCTCAGAGTCTCTGGAACGGCATTTATTGCGTCCTGTAGTGAATATGTAGTACCTCTATTGATTGCACTAACATCACATTCTGTAATTAAGTTTGTCACTGCTTTCTGTGACATCACCTTTGTTGCGCTGTCTCCAAGTTCCTGCGCAATAGAAAGGGCTGCAACCGCTTCCTCGATAGCCTGCTTACTTGCATTCAGTTTCTCCTTGACAGCATCGACAGCCTTCTCCATCTCGTTTATCTGGTCGATACCCTCGATAGCATCTGCGACACCCTCGAATGCACTACCGACACGCTCGGCAGTGTTACCACCGATAGCAGTCTCATTTTTAATCACTCTCGCCAGCTGGCGTAATTCTTCAACCTTTGTCATTAATGTTAATCTCCTATAGCATGAAACCTTATTCTTGTACCCCTTACAGGGTTAATATCTTCTTTCTCTGTTGCCTTGATATAGGCTAAACACGTGCTTAAGTATGTTTCTGCTGCATTCATAGCATCATCATATAAGCGTACTCTGTTCTTATCATTCTCTCTGCTTGCGTAACTGTCGTTATGCTGCATTAAGCCTGTACGTGTTAACATACCCCCATCTACCATCACCATGTGAGCGTAGACGAAATATGCTACGGTAGCCTGTAAGCCTACACATCGTTTCAACTTACCGCACTTATCGTTATATTCTCCGCCTTCAATCAGAATTTTATTCCTACTATTCTCTGGGTCGTTAATCAGTTCCTTAAAACGTTCCAAACCGATAGCAGGTATAATCTTTATCTCTTCGCACTCTCTGACGAATGTCAAAACATCGCCCTCGTCAATATGCTTAGACGTTGGTCTTGCTAATTCCTTGAACTGCTCGACCGAAAGAATGTGTTTACTCTCCATTACTCTTGTTATTGCTCTCCGCTGCTACATACTTCAGCGGACGAATTGAGAAGTTCTGCGGCATAGTCTTATCGAACCAATGAGCGAATACGCTATTAAATACACGCTCGATAAAGCGTTGTTCGTTTGTCACCTCGCCGGCATAATATCCGTAGGCATCTTGCATCACATTACCAGAGAAACCGAGCTTGCCGATACGGATAGAGTAGAATAACTCTTGATGGAATTGTGCGTAAATGCGCTCTACGACACTCTCATCTGTTGTTGCAAACTCTTTATCGAAGTTCCTTGTCGGGAATGGAACAACCTCTGGTTTGTCCTCGTCATTCTCTAATTCTATATAGAGTATCTTAGACCCTCGAGTGTCGCCCTGAAATGCTGTCAAGTCCTCATCGCTAATCATCTGACGTTCCTCTGTATTGCCGTTTTCGTCAATATGTGCTCCCTTCTTCGCAACAAGCATACAAGCTACAAGGAAGTTGTTACGAACGTTTCGGTACTTGATGTTGCCTAAGCCCTCATCGGTGCTAATTTCTGTAATAGCAGCATCATAGATAGGTGTTGGATATTGGTACTTTCCATCCACTGATACCCATAGCACCTGACCGCTATAACAATCAATTCCTCCGCAATCCTCAATCTCTTTCATTACGACAATAGGATCGGGATTGAATACATTAAACTTCTTGATATGCTTATCATCAAGATACTCTATCTTTCCGTTCTTCGTTCTCTTTCCCTTCCAATCAACGTGCTGCAAGATATGCGATACCACACCAGCATCGTCCGTTTCTTCCAATCGGCACTGCTCAAATGGCATGAAATTTACCTCAGCCACCTGACCAAGAACATTATAGTTAATATGAAGGGCGAAGCCTCCGAAACGTGCAACATCATCAGACACTTGACGAAGCATATCGTCCATCGTGTCACCATATCTGTTCACCTTCCACGCAGACAGATTTTCATCATTGAAACCAAAACCCTCAATGAACTTCTTATATCTGTCAAGACATAGCTGTGCTGTTCCTGATGCGCTTGTAATAGCCATCAAGTTCTGTGGATAGAGATTATCGTCTCCATAGCTCTGTAGGTGAAAGTTCTGTTTGTACTTAACCTCTACACGTGTGTCTGGCTTTTTTGCCGTTTTTACGTTCATCTTCGCCCTTCCTATTGATTACTTATCTTTCTGCTTCTTCTTCTTGGTGTTGTCGCCCTCAGAAGGTAACTGCTGGAATAACTCTACCTGCTCAGGGTACTGCTCTAAATATGCAGATGCAACCTCGTCGGTGAGATTGTCATTGCTATATACTTGACCATCATTGAAATTGGGGCAGCAAATGATAGCACCAGCCTTCAATCTATAATTACACTTTTCAGCCATTTTTCCGTTCTTCTTAAGATAAACATAAACCTCTATCAACGCATCATGATAGCACTGCTGGCATGATGTCGGTACAAAGCTCTTACCAAGTACCTCGTAATAGAGTTCTTCGATACTCTCTTTATCAGAGTTGCTGAAGGGACTATCATAACGCCCCTTCAGTTCCTCAATCTTAGTATATGCTTCTTCTACTGTCATGCGTGAGTTTCAGTAAGCAATGCCTTGTACTGTGTTTCAGTAGTTTTGGCATCCGTGTTAAAGTAGAATAGCGCAGATTTTGGCGCATTCTCCTCCTTGAGAGTGACAAGCCAACCGCCATCTGTGTCATCGCTATACTTCTCGTTCACGATCTCCGTAGAGTGCAAGCCCTGATAATAGCCGTACACCTGATACTCCGCCTTGCCATTCTCGCCCTTGTGAGCATTACGCAACACAAGAACGAATGTACCATTAGCAAGTCCATCAATGATGTTTTGTGCCACCTCTGGACTGTTGTCAAGCACCGCAATAGGGATTTCGTTGTTGAAAGTATTACGATACTTACCCGTTGCAAGGCTGGTCTTAAGACCTGTATAAGGTGTTGCTCCCATCTGAACGACAGAATAACCCTTCTTGCCAGTCTTTAAGATAAGCTGCTTGATGATGTTCTTGCTGTCCGTGTCGAATACTGACTGTGAAAAGTCAATATCATTACGATTGATGATAACACCATCAGCCTCCATTCCCTTTACTAAGGGGTTCTCACAGTTCGCCTCAATACTCTTGGCGATGATTGATTCGCAAATTCCTGCCATAATTCTGTCCTCCTATTAGTAAGCAGCGTGGACCATATCGTCCTCAACGATGTTTGTACCGATACGACCAGCAGCATAAATGAAGTTACTACGCTCCTTCTTGTCGAAGAAGATATCAAGGTTACTCAGCAGACCATCTGCATCAGTAGCAACACGTAACTGATTGATGTTAGCATATACCGCACGGTATGGCTTGTTCCACTTAGTGCCTGTGTTCTCGTAAGCGTTGATAACGCTGTCCCAAACGTTCACACGTGCAACCTTCACACCGTCATACTCTGCAATGTCGAGACCGTCGAAGATAGTATTCCAAGGCATAATCTGCTTGTAAGTTCTCTTCACGTCATATGCAAGAGCATCAGCAAGACCACGTGAAAGCATGATAACAGCTTCGCTATCTCCAGTGATACGAGCATCAGCATTCATACGCATAGCATCGATGATGCCAGTCGCAACACCTTCCTTGAGGATAGCTGCCTTCTGGTCTGCATAAGAGGTCTTCTTGTTAGCTTCGATAGCTGTGAGCTGTGTTTCCTTAGCTGCACAGATTGCAAAGATTTTCTTCCACAAACCATCGGTAACGTTGAATAGCTCCGCATCTGTTCCTGTTGTCAGAACACCACCACCAGCGATATCCTTTGCGTCCTTGTCGCCAAACCAGC